GGTGCGATACCAACAGTGCCACCTGAATACCATTCTGATGCTGTGTTCAGTGGATCAAAGTATCGTGCAGCTGCACGATCATCGGCTTGGATTGTGCAAGATGATGAAGGGAACGAATCAAGTTGGGTGGCACGGCCACGATTGATATTGATGTTCGTCACATACTCGGTAATGTCCACAAAGTTTGTTGAACCATCCAACACATCAGTGCCGTTCAAGACGCTTGCATCCAATGTGAACGCATCAGCCAAAAACCCGACATCCAACAACACCTTGTAAGTAGAACCCCACTTCGTAGCCTTAGCCATTAGAACGAAATCCCTCTAAGGGCATTCCCACCATTCTTGCGAGCGAACTCAGTCAACAAATCTGAAATATCCAACGCAAGAGTCTCCTTGTCAGTGATCAACCCAGCGTTCACATTGACAACAGGACTGAACCCACCACTAGCACCAGGGTTGAATCCTGTTGAGTTGCCGGTGACAGTTGCAGGAATACTTCCAGCCACACCAGCCATCGGATTCGCAGCGATCACCTTTGGATACAACAATGCAATCTTCCCGGCAGCCTCAATCGCATCCGCATAATTCTTCAACGCCTCCGTCTCACGATCAATCGCCTCAGCCACAGCATCAGTCGCATCAGCCTGCTTCTGCTTCGCCTCAGTCAACGCATCAGACAACTGAGTGTAGATGTCAGAACCAACCGACGCACCAAACACAGCCTCATTCAACAAACCAGTCGCCTTCGTCAAACCATCAGTTGCCTCAGTCTGCTGATCAATAGCATCAGCACTTGACAACTTCGCCTCAGCCAACGCAATCTCAGCCTCACGAATTGACTGTGGTGTTGACTCAGGATCAGAACGAGCCTTCTTCAACGCCTCCTCCGCATCCTTGATCGCAAACAACGAACCCTCCACGTTGTACCCAGCACGTTCCAACCCACGTTGAGCCTGGGTCAACTCGGACGCAGCCTTCCTAGCTTGAGGTGAATCAGCACCGAACCCAGCCACAGCCTGATCCAACGCAGCCTGCGCGTTCGCCACATTCGTGTTCGCCTGAGTCAACGACTGCCCAGCCTGCATCGAAGCCTTCTGTGCAGAAGTGAACGACTTCTGTGCAGAGTTACTTGACTTCAACGCATCGGTATAAATCTTCAACTTCTCCGTCGCAGTCTTCACAGCCTTAGCCACACCACCCCCACCCCCAGCCCCATCACCGAGCGTGTCTGCTGTGATCTTGCCAGTCTTGTTGAAGAACCGTTCAGCAGCATCAGCAGACATCAACTCAGTTTTGAAGTGATTGACCGGAATTGCGATTGTGTCAAACGCTTTCTTCAATGCGCCAACATCAATGGCAGAACTTCCAAATGCTTTGCCCAAATCACCTAAAACTGAACTTGGACTTGCAATCAAATCTATTTGGGCTTTAGCAATATAGAACGCTCGATACATGACGTTTGCTGTTTCGGCAGCAGCAACAGCGATATTTCTGAATACAGAAACAACCCCTGTTCCTGCGTTCCCAGATTCAAAGAGAAGTTGTTGGAACCCTGCTATCAAACCATCTTTGCCAATAACAGTTGTGATTCGAGATACGGCAGGCGCAACTTTGTCGGTGAGGAACTTGGCAAACTGATCCAAGTATGGGAGCAACGCTGCACCAATCGTTTCAACAATCTCACCGAACTGACCTTTGATAATTTTGAGTCTGCCACTGAATGTGTCAGCAGCAGTTGCAGATGCACCACCAAAGGTCGCAGTCAACGATTCCAACACCTTCTGGAAGTCTTTGGACTTGAGAACATTCTCATCGATTGGCACACCCAACTTCTTCAATGCTGTGAAGTTGCCCAAACTGGCCTTGCCCAAACTGAGGCTCACAGCCGTCAAGTCGGCTCCTGTTTGGGAAGCGATGTCTTGACTGAGGCTGAGCAAACCTGTTGCTTTGCTGTAGTCACCAGTAGCGCGAGTCAAACTACCCAACGCTGCTCGAAGATTCGTATCAGACTCACCAGTCAGAAGTTGCTGTGTAGCAATCAATCGTTCTGTAGATGCAATCAGCTGATCACTAGCACCGAAGGTTGTTTGCAACTGTTTAGCCAACAACGCTTGAGACTTCTCATCTTCAGCAGCAGCCTGCACAGCCTTAAATGCAAACGCACCAACAGCACCGAATGCAGCAGCACCAGCAATCGCCATAGTTTTAAATGACGGCAACAGACTCGACACCTCGGTCTTTAGACCACCCATGCCATCGTTGACTTGTTTGATGCCCTTCTTGTATTGTTCTGCGTCAGCAAGGAACCTAACTACGAATGTGCGAACGCCAGCCATACGGCAATTCTAGATGACATCCTCACAAGCCGAGCGCAAGGCACGGAAGTCAGCCAACACGGAAGACCACAATGCTTTGCCTTCAAGACCGTCATACTTCGTTAACACCTTGCCTGCATCCCACCACGCATCATTCATCTCAACACCGATAGTGCGCTTGCGTCGAGGCTGAACAGACTGACGTGGCGATCTTGGTGTTGGGTTCCGTGCAGGTTCGTATTGGAAGTCTGTGTCAATGAATGTTCCTGATTGTTCGTGAAACTCCCAAGGTTGATCTGGTGCATGTTGCGGAAGGTAGAAGATACGCGCAGCATCTTTCGTCGCAGGGTCACCTTCCAAGTTGATTCGTTCGTGCAGCTCCTGCCAGACCGCTCGCCACAGTCCTGCCGGTACACGCTCAGCCAACGGCAAAACTAAGTGGTAGTGAGGATCATCCAGTCGATGCGAGTAGGTGGAGTAGGCAAGATATTCAAACCCGTCAAGGTTGGCATTGGCAAACGACTCACCGTCCATGTCAACGACCAACGCTTCAATGAACCGAACCGCAGTATTACTGCGAGTCCTACCTGGGTAATACTCAACAGGTGACCACAACGCACCATCAGACTTGTGCGCATTCTCCTCATGGTGCATCAATCGTTCTTTGAGGTCATCCCAATTTGAGGCGAACGGCTTCGGCTGAACAGACTTGACCGAATCAAAATAGACAACCATGAACGCCTCCCTGTCTACAGGGTAGCGAAACCACAGCCAAAGTCAACGATCTTTCAGATTGTCCAGAACCTTGTCAATCGCATCCAGATAAACCTTGGCAATGTTCTCCTTGTTCTTACGCACAGTAGGCCAGAAGAAGTACCCAGACTTCCCACGATGGCGAAGGAACTGGGTCGTCCTGCCCCCACCCTTACGTCCCATCTCAGTACCAGCCCGAGACTTAGCCCCAGCCACCGTCCTGTTCGATGAGCCATGTTTGCCACCACCGAACTCGGCACCAAAGAACACGTCGCCCCTGGTCACCTTGGTCTTGCGAGTTCTGTTCGGCTTGCTCGCAGATACGAACCCAGACTTGTCTTGCAACTTGATTGTCGGGATACGGTCACGTTGCGCCCTCATGCCCTTCATCACTTCTAACGCTTGACGATTACGGGTCACCGATGCAGCCTCATAGGTTGCTGCGACAACAAGCAGCTCTGCTACACCTTGACTGGCAATACGTGCTTCTTTGTTGAAGTCAGGGTATGTCTTGGATAGATCACGCAGGAAGTCTGCGATCCCTTCAATCTGTACCGGTGCATTGATGGCATCGCTTGCGTTGAATGATCCTGCACGACCTGCCATGCACCGATACTACTTGCCTAGGTGAATGGCTCTCCATCGAAGGTACGCCAACATTGTGAACAGCATTCGTGGTTCTTCTGCCAGCAACACTGAAGGTGCAATCCCTGTCTCGCAAGCGAGATATGAAATTACCCAGTGGGCTGACTTATCTCCAAAGGGACGATCACTGCGTCTGCGCTGTCTCCCACTTCGAGTGCTTCAATCTCCTCGCACCATGATTCAAAGTCCAACCCAGTTTTCTTCAACCGTTTCTCTGCATGCCATCCAAGGTATGCAAGATCAGTCAATGTGAGTTCGGCTTCAAACTTGGCAACACTGCGATTGTATTTATTCTCAAACGCAATAAAGTCTGGGAACGCAGCCATGATTGTTCGTTGCTTGCCATCTAATGCACTAGTCAAACTGAGTGCTATTTTCATTCTCTACCTCCGCAGGTAAGGGATTGGATTACTGAAGAACTATGCGTTAGTGCCAGTCTTGGTGATTGCACCAGAGATTGGATAGGTGATTGACACTGTGGCCAAGTCACCGATGGCACCGTTCACTGGTGTCCACGAAGTTGGTAGCGCACTGAATGCGTAACTTGGATTCGTTGACGAAGCAGCAGCAGTTCCGTTTGGCTTCACTGTCATTGGTACAGCTGTACCGGCAGTGAACGCATCCCAGAACAACTTCTCAATCGTTGGGTAGTCCTGTTGCAACTCAATCGTGACCGAGTTATCAATCAT